ACGACTACTATAGCAATCTTCATTTCTTCTTAGGCTTTGCTTTTGGCATAGCTTTCTTATTGGACTTCATTTTAGGTGGTCGACCCACCTTAGATCCATATGTACCTTTACCTTGTGGCATAGTGACCACCTCCTTTATAATCTGAATAGGGTACTACCCCTAATAAGAAACTATATTAGTGTTTGTATCCTATTCATGTTTGTATGTGTTTATAAATATAATACTACAAGTATATTATAGCATATTTTTTAAGCTTTGTAAATAGATTTCAAGAAGATTCTTTAAATAATTCCCTCGTCCCTTTCGTCACTGCTGTATTGTTGTAATTTGTCCTAGACAAAACTATAACAAGTGGTTGATTTTTATACAATAATTTGAATACCACGTAGTTACTAAGGGGACAAGGTAATTTTATTAATTAAAAAGGCTAAATCTCACTTTTTTTGTATCTAGGAGGGATCATATATAAGTATTGTATGGCTCTGCCCCTCCCCGCCCTTCTCACCTAGTAGACTGAAAGATATTATGATTGAATTACTGGGTGATTTCATATGATAGATGTGTGTGTATGGAGGAAGCAACCTAATCCATCTATAACTAATAAGATGTAAGATATGAATTGACCCCACCCCTCTATAAAATTGCATTGGCTCTTGCCTTGCTGCAGCCAATGAATTTTCTAGAGAGGTGGGATACAATGAGTAATGAATGGATGATAATAACAATAGGAATATCGTGTGTATTAGCAGCTACTACTATACTGATACTGGTGATGACTGTAATAGAGGCGTTGTCTTATGCAGCTATTCTATGACGCTCTGACAGTAGCTGTAGTACTGACTGCTGTACTGGTAGCTCTTGGTGTACTAAAGATGCTTATATGCGATCTGATGGACTATCTGAGGTAATGAATCGCTGTACGCGATGTCCATGCGTCTCCGCTTCGCTACGCGCGGTTAATCGTCACTACGTGACAGCCGCTACGCGTCTTGGTTTAGCAGGTGAATGTGTTTGTGGATAAATATGTGGATAACTTTAATACTTATCCACAGGATTTACACAGAATTTACACAGCATTTCCACAGGGTTATCCACTGACACCAGGTAAGATATCTGTATAATTACAATCAAGGAAACGATAAATAAACCACCAAAAAAGGTAGACAAATGGAACTATATTACACTAAACAAAGACAGGGAAGATTAGCATTTCGCAACGCAGTGCGGATACACGTTGACAATTTCACAACGTTAAAACGCATTGTGTCAGATAAAGAACTGAGCGATATTGATACACTGACTATCGCTTACAATCGCTGGCCAACACCAGCCAACCTAGAAAAACTGCAGCAATTTAAACTTAACTTAATATAATTGGAGATACAAAAATGACTACATTAAACATTGATTTTTCATCACTTGGCTTAGACGTAGAAAAAGAAGTACAAATGCTTGGCAATAATCTTGCGCGCTCTTGCAACAGTTTAGCAGACAGCAGCAAGAACAACCACGACAAGCACCAGATGGCACTACAAAACGAAATGTCAAAAGGCGACGACGCAGACTTAAACGCAGCATCTGACTCCGCAAACAAAGCGAGCTATTTTGAAGCGCAACAGATTAAATGGATCAAGATGCGCCAGCAAATCGAGGCACAAGGTTTCAGCGATACAAACGCAAGAACCAACGCGCCTAAACTCACACGCGAACAGCTAGAAGAAATGGCAAACGCTCGAAGCAAATAAATCAACCCACCTGAGCAAGTGGTAAAACTGCTTAACTTTATATACAAAAAAAAAATTTTCTCGCTTCGCTCGATCAAAGGAGTTCGCTATCGCTCACCATAATTGACTAGCTACGCTAGCAACAACATAAGGTGTTCGCTGCGCTCACCATAAAAAAAATCAGCTCGCTTCGCTCGCAACAGCCACGATGTACATACCATATGGGAAACATAGCCCACATGGGATATACAACCACCGCGCAGGGCGAATACTATGGACATCAAGTCTGGCTTAAAATTAGATTCAACTAAAAAACTAAAGTCAAGTTACAAAAAAATAATGCAACGCCTGTGCCTTCTGCGAAGGCGTTGATTATTTTTTCTATATTATATATAAAATATAATAAAATAACTTTACAATTATATATACATGTGATACACATATACCCACATGTATATTCCATTAGGTAATACTATAGGGAACACACCTCTAAGGAGATATATATGACACCAATAAATAAACTAACTAAATTGTCTCACGATTGGACTGTCTACTTATCAAGTATGGAAAATAAACTAACGCTTACTCCATCTGTTACTCAGATTATCCATGACTACATACAGCTTGCTGAAGATGAGAACAACCATCTTATGCACCAGTATGAAGGGACTCAGGATTATCAAGATGAGATGTACTATTTGTAATACTCTTTTAACTGACCAAGAAACAAGTAGAAAATATAACGACACTCACCCATTGAGTGGAGAATACTTAGATACTTGTACTCAGTGCCTTATAGCTATAATAGATATTGAACCTACACTACATATAGAGGACTTAGATGACGAGTGATAACAGAGAAGCTTATATAAGAATAGCTAACATGCTTGCTAATTGGGCATTAGACTTTGATAAGACTACTCAAGACGCTATAGATTATATGGATCGAGTAATTATCTTAGACGAATTAACTCGCAGTGCTATGGTAAATGTAATTACTAATGACATTGACAAAGTGAGGAAACTAAATGAAAGATAATAATGAAGTAACAAACCCAGAGTATTATCGTAAGTGGAATATAGAACCTGCTGTATATATCATGGCAAATAACCTTGAGTTTTGGCGTGGTAATATAATCAAGTACGCTAGTCGTGCTGGCTATAAACTTTATGAAGGTAATGATTACTTCGAGAGTGAAATAAAAGATTTAAGAAAACTTATTGAATATGCAGAGATGCGTATTGATCAATTAGGGTTTGCTGATAACGATGATAAGTAAGTGGACTCCAAGATACTGGGCTAAGGTAAAAATGTCAGACACACATACCTTAACTATTGAAGATAGGTTTCATAACACAACAGAGGTAATGAATAACATACGTGAATTGTTGTCGCCATTAGTAGACCATTGGTGTATAACTATTATGCGTGGTAACGTAGTGCATACTGTAAGGTATGTATCAGATAATGAACTTTTAAAAGCAAAGGATTATTATGAATGACTATGGTGATGAGGTTGAGTTTAATACGCTCGATGAACAAGCTAAAGATGAGTACCATCTACATTGGTGCTTAGAGGAAGCTAAAGAATATATCGAAAAGTATGGCATGGATAAATTCTTACACGAACTTAGAGTGAGGTTAGAGCAATGAAATTTGCAGACTTTAAAAGTAAAGTGAATCAAGAAATCCTAAACTTAATGGAGGAACATGATTCAAATTGGATTCAACCTTACTGCGAGAAGATTGCAAAGTTTGGTAATCCACACAATGCAATCAAAGGCAACACCTACAGTGGTATGAATAAGTTTTACTTATCATGTTTAACTGACTACGAGCGACCTATGTATGCCACATACAAACAGTGGACAAGCATTGGTGGTGATATGTCAAACACTAAAGGTAAGGGACTACCAGTAATGTACTTCAACTCGTCAATCAAGAAAGAGAAAAATGCTAAGGGCGAAGAAAAGACAAGGAGTGTAGGCTTTTATAGAGTATATTATGTATTCAATATCGCTGACGTTGGTAATGTAGACGAGAGTAAGCTTGCTTCAACTAAAGCTAAGGCTACTATGCAAGATATAGAGCCTGATGAAAAGTGTGAGTCTATTATAAAAGCTACTAACGCTGGCATTGTATTCAATCAAGAACGTGTGCCTTGCTACATACCATCTAAAGATATAATTAGTATGCCAGATAGAAAGGCTTTCTATAGCTCTACTGATTACTACTCTACTATGTTTCATGAGCTTACTCATTGGACAGGCCACAAGTCTAGGCTAAATAGAATTGTAATGAAGGAACGTACCAAGAAAGACTACGCCTTTGAAGAACTAGTAGCAGAGATTGGAGCTGCTCACCTATGTGCTGCATCAGGTATTGAAAAGAAACCTAGAGAAGATCACGCCAAGTACCTAAATTCTTGGATGACTTATCTCAAAGAAGATGATAACATTATGGTCAAAGCTTTCAGCAAGGCTAGTAAAGCAACTGATTTTATTCTTAACACAGGAGAGTAACATGAGCAAAGAACCAAGCGATTACTGGCAAGACGAGTATCAATCTAAATTCTTAACTTCAAGTGAGGAAGATATGTTACTAGATAAAGTAGATGAGCTAGTATGTGATGACATACAGTTGTTATTGATGGACGCTATGGCACCCAACGAGGGTTACAAAGGTAGGCATGATGACTTGCTATTGCTAATCAACGAGTGTGATCACAATAACTTTAGTAACTTTGGCGAGTACATATACCTTATGTTGCTAGAACAGGCAGGTGAAGAAGCTATGAGGGAGCTAGGCTTATGAGTGATCCAGCAAGTAGAGGCAGACCAAGCTATAAAAAATCATGTGATTCATGTAAGAGTAGTGATGCCTGTCAAGTGTTTGAGCATGACAATGGCAAGCACGATGCCTACTGCTTTGCATGTCAAACCTATTTCCCTATGGAAATGGAAAAGAAACCAACAGTAGTGTCAATCGACAAGGCAAAGCCTATGATAAACTGGGATAAAGAGTACGTTAATAGTTTACCTACAACAGCTATTGCTGATCGCAAGTTAAGCAAAGAAACTGTAGAGAAATTCAACGTTAAGGTAGCACTATGTGAGAAAGATGGTCGTACTATCCAAGAGCATTACTATCCAGACCACAAAGATGGCAAGCTTATTGGTTACGAAATCAAGCAGGTTAGCCCTAAGCGTTTCACATCTATAGGTGATCGTAAGGGTGAGTTTGATTTATGGAATCAACACAATACATCTATTGGTAAGAAGCTGTTTATCACAGAGGGTAGGCTTGACGCTATGGCTCTGTACCAAACGATTGTTGACAACAGGCCAGCTAAGTACTCAGCCTTCGAGCCAGCAGTAGTATCGCTTACTCGTGGAGCTAGTGGTGCTGTCAAAGATCTAATGGCAAACAGAAAGTTCCTAGATAAATACGAAGAAGTAATCCTAGCATTTGATCAAGACGATGCTGGTAAAGCAGCAGCAAGAGAAGTACTAAAAGTATTTCCTATGTTTAAGGTTGCTACCTTTGATGAGAAAGATGCTAGTGACATGCTTGTTAAGGACAAAAGCAAAGACCTATACCAAGCTACTGTATGGAACGCGCAGCATGAGAGACAGGGTAAAGTAGTAGACATCGATGATATCCTACTCAAGTGTATGGAAAAGCCTAAGATGGGCATACCATTTTGCTGGCCTTCAGTTAATAAAGCTACGTTTGGTATACGACCGCACACTATCCACGTGGTTGCTGCTGCACCTAAGATTGGTAAGACTGATTGGCAACACCAGTTAGTGCATCACCTTACCTTTAATCAAGGCGTTAGGGTAGGTATGTTTGACCTTGAGAATAGTCCAGTGCGTACTGCTAAGAAGCTGGCAAGTAAAGAAGCACAGCTTGACTTTACTCGTCCAGACAAAGAGTATAATGATGAGATACTGCATGATGCACTAGTATCTATGCAAGGCAGGGTACGATTCTATGATCGTGGTGCTAGTCGTGATTGGTCTGACATTCGTATTGCTATCGAGGAGATGCACTTACTAGATGGTATCAATATCTTTATGATTGATCCTATTACAGCATTGATTAGCAGATACAATAGTTCTGAAGCAAACGATAAGCTCAATGAGATATGTACTGACATGGCTGACTTAGTAAATAGCTACCCCATTACAATCTTCTGCTTCTCTCATGTAAACCCTAAGCCTAAGTCTAGTAAGCCACATGAGGCTGGTGCTAAAGTATTCTCTAGTGAGCTTACAGGCTCTCGTGCTATGGAAAAATGGTTCCATTATGGGCATGCTATTAGTCGTGATCGTACTGATGAATGTCCTCAAGAAGAAAAGAACAAGAGCAGATTCTATATGCTATTCGATCGTGAGTATGGACAATCTTATAGTGCTGATGTATTCTATAACGAAGACACAATACAATACTTGGAGGAAGGTAACAGATGGTAGACTATGTCATAGATATAGAGACTGATGGTATCGATGCTACAAAGATACACTGCATGTCTGTTCATAACATCGAAGGTTGGAATGGTGTGCATGATTGGACAGCTAGTAGCTACCAAACCATGCGAGCCTTCTTTAGACTAGTAACAAAAGATGATCGTATCATAGGTCATAACTTTGTACGCTATGATAAGCCAGTGCTTGAGAAGTTATTGGAAATAAAAATCAATGCACAGATTGTAGATACCTTAGCACTATCTTGGTATATATACCCTGACTTACAAAAGCATGGCCTTGCACAGTGGGGTGAGCGTTTAGGTATTGCCAAGCCAGAGATAGATGACTGGGAAAATCTAACTGTAGAGCAATACATTCATCGTTGTGAGGAAGATGTAAAGATTAACCTCAAGCTATGGCAAGCACAGGAAGTTTACTTAAATCAGTTATACGATAATGAGCCAGAGCCTTTAATAAAATACCTAAGCTTCAAGATGCACTGCTCTCAACTTGCTGAGAAAAGTGGTTGGGACTTTGATAGCGAGAAAGCATACGCACTACAGGCAGACTTAAAGAATAAGATTGACATAGCTAATGCTAAACTAGCTGAAGTAATGCCTAAAGTAATCAAGTATGCTGAACGTACTAAGCCATCTAAATGTTACAAAAAGAATGGTGATCTATCTAGCGCAGGTATTAAATGGGACAGCCTAACTAAAAGCAAGGACATACCTTTTGACTATGAAGGTACTATAAAAGAGGAAGTCAAGGTAGAAGAACCTAACCCTAGCTCTGTAAAACAAACTAAAGACTGGTTGTTTTCTATAGGCTGGGAGCCAGCACGATACGACTACAACAATCGTAACTATTCTGATGGTAGAGAAGTACCACAGATCAGAGGCATGGATGGTTTGATATGCCCTTCAGTAAAGAAGTTATCAAGTGTATGCCCTGAAGTGCTTGAGTTAGAAAACCTAGCAATCATTAAACACAGACTGATTGTAGTGGAAAATCTAATCAAAGCATACGAGAAACAAGGTAAGCCTAGAGCAGAGATGCGTGGCCTAACTAATACGCTACGCCTCAAGCACACTGTCATTGTTAATGTACCATCACTTCGTAAACCACTAGGCAAGGAGATCAGAGAGTTACTTATTGCTAAAGAACCAAACCTATTATTAGGTAGTGATATGTGTAGCTTGGAAGATAGAACTAAGCAACACTTCATATGGGATTACGATCCAGAGTTTGTAAAAGATATGATGTCAGATGACTTTGATCCACACCTTGACTTGGCTTTATCTGCTGGTGCTTTAACAACTGAGCAAGTAGACGAGTACAAAGTAGGCAATAAGACAGACGAAATGACAGCCATCAGACACGCTTACAAGGGTGGTAACTATGCTTGCACCTATGGTGCTGGTGCTAAGACGCTCTCAAGGCAACTGGGTTGCTCTGAAGCAGAGGCATCTAAGATACACAAGGCGTATTGGAAACGTAATTGGTCGCTGAAAAAGCTATCTGACGACTTAAAAGTTAAGAACATTAAGGGATCTATGTGGCTATGGAATCCAGTATCCAAGCTGTACTACCATCTCAAGGCAGAGAAGGATAAGTTTAGTACACTCAATCAAGGTACTGCTACGTTTTGCTTTGACATGTGGTTAGGTTACATCGTTAGCAAACGACCTCAACTTACTGGTCAGTTCCATGACGAGTTAATACTACGAATAAAACAAGGAGAGAAAGATGCTACAGAAAAGTTAGTAAAGAAAGCTGTACAACAGGTCAACAGTGTGCTAAAATTAAATCGTGATTTAGATTGTGATATACAGTTTGGTAAAGACTATTCACAAATTCACTAA